GAGCCGGGGGGTACATCATTACCTGACACTGGGTCTACTGTCTCTGCAACACCACCTATTGCAAAGCTCATTTCCATTTGGTCTTTCATTGCTACCCCTCCTTGGGCAAACTGTCTTACTGATCCATCAGGAGACACGTCATATTTTTTAAAGAATGCTTCTAGGTCTATTACAGTACCTTGATTACTTGGAATATCATTATATCCCGGAGGATACATACTATTATCATAAGGCATTTTTACATCACGAGTTACTATTACTTCAGGATAATTTTGTTTAAGTTCTTGAATACTGGCTGGGATTCCTTCATCGTAAAGTTGTGTAAACTTTTCTGGGGAAGCACGGTGATCCCTAAATCTTATTGCAGCAATACGATCTGTTGGAGGAATAACAATTTTGTCTACACCAGATGTTGCAGCTTTAACTATTAAAATTTTAAGCATCTCATCTGTTACACTTTTAACTTTATTAATAGGAGGTGTTACTGCATCTAAACCTTGGAAGTCGTTTGTATTTCTTTTTAAGTCTGTATAAGCAGCCCTAAGCAAACCTTTAGCTTGTTCAGATGTAACTTCCGTTCCATCAAGTTTATCTACAAATTTTTCAAAATGTTTATCCATTTCGTTTTCTTGATCTACAATTTTAGTTCTATAATCAAGAATACCCTGAGTAGTTTTTGTTATGTAGTCTTCTAGTTTTTTAATTTGTTTGTCGTCAGTCTTTTTTGTTGCACTTAATTTACCCAAAACATTAACGGTGTCGTTGGGAAAAGATATTTGTTGATATATTAAATCACTGTAAGCATTTACAAGTTTAAAATAACTATTAATATCATCAGGATATCCACTCTCGTCATTTAAACTGAGGCCTAATTTTTTACGAACAAGATTTTCTGCAACCTCAGAGATAGTGCCGGGGTCGCCAATATCTCCACTAGTTCTACCTCCAATATCATCAGCACTTATAAAATCTCCCCTACCCATTCTTTCTGCATTAGTTTCACCTATTGCTGCCTTCATAGTTTTTTCTATACCCTGACTTTGCGCAGACCTACCTAATGACTCTAACCATTCTTGTGTCGCAGCATTTAATTCGCCTATAGTAGTAGTGTTAAATATTTCTGCTGTATCAGGGTTCATACTTTGCACTCTGGATAAAACCTGTGGATTAGAGTCTAAAAAGGTTGATTGATCTGCAATAAAAGAAGAGTTAGACAAAGATAGGGGATCAACCTTAAAAATAGTTTCTACGTCTATTGATGGAGGAACAAACATCTCTCCTCTAAAAACTTCTGTTTCTGGTAGGTTAATACTAACACCTTTTTCAGCAAGCATCCTTACAGTGTTTTCTATTCTTAATGGGTCTAAATACGCAGGTTTAAAAACTTCATCTGTCTCTACACCTTTTAATCTATCAACAGAAAAACTAATACTATCAAAAGTGTCACCACCAATATAGCCACGCTCTGTAGCATCCTTCATAGTTCTTTCTATGGCTTCGTCAGTGATAATCATTGTATTATTTCTAATATAACCATAATCATTAACAGCAGGAAGATTTATTTTATTTGCTGCAAGAGAACTGTCTTCAATAACTTTTTGAACTTTTTTAGAAACTCCACCATAGTAACGTTTAACTGCTTCTTGCATAAACTTAGGATTAGTTTTTTTGTATCCTTTTTGGTACAGATCAGATTGAAATTCTTCTGCTAATAGAAAAGGTTTATTTTCTGTAACATTATTAAACTCTGTTATTGCCCCTGAATTTGAATACGGAGAGTTTACATTAGGAGTAATAATAGAACCACGAACATGCCCTATGTCATCTCTAGATGAATGTTGTCTTCTTGGAGTAATCTTACCTGCACCTGTAGTAGCTGCAATGTTCATAAAGAAATATTCTTGTTCATCCCCATATGTAAAGCCAGCTTCATTCTGTCTTTGTGTACCTTGGTACATCTCTTGTTCTTGTGCTTTTACTTTAAATTCTTTTTGTTCAACAAGGTCAAGAAGTTCTTCTCTGGTGTATCTTTTACTACTATCAACAAAACTATCTGGAAAAACTCTTACTGGAACATTTAAATTATTTCGTATTTCTTTTAAAAAGTTATTAGCTGTTATACCTTTTTTAGGTATATTCATTGTCTCTACATAGGAGCTGATAGGACCACTAAGATTTATAGTTTGTGTTGGGTAAGAAAAAGAAGTATCTGTCTTTTGCTCTAAACGAGGGGAAGGAAATGCTAGTTCTGTTTCTGTTGGTACAAAGATATTATCTTTAACAGGGGATATATCATAAGGTCTAAGATTTTTAAACTTAGCCCTTTCATCAAGATTAAACTGTTGATTACGAAGATTATCTACTAGTTTTATAAAGTTATCAGATAAAGCGTCAGAAATATTGTCTGGTAAAACTTCAGAAAAATTGTCTGGATAATAAGAACCTTTAGCTATAATATTTTCTAAAGAATCAAAAACTAATTTATCAGAATACTCTTTGATTATATCTTCTCCTGAAGAAGATAAAAATTTACTGTAAACACGGGGTTCAGAAAGTTTTTTAGTGTCTAACTTTGAGTACACATTTTCTAAAAAATCTCCTATGTTTACACCGTCAAAAATTTTATTGGCAAAAGCAAAACGTCCAGAACGTGCAGGATTTTTAATAGCATAAAAATTTTCTACACCTTCTTCACCAAACGCATCTTTTAAAGATAGAGTTTTATCTAAGTTAAGATTAATACCAATAGATTTTTCAACATAAGGTTTTTCTTTACGTCTGAAAGCACCTACCATACTTCCAACAGCATTATCAGGAAGGGTTTGTAAGCCAGCTCCTACAGAAGCACCGCCAGCAATATCAAAAGCATCTCCCATCTGTACATCTGTAGGACTACGTTTACCTGTAAGTAGATCCCCGGGAATACTTGCTGTTTCTACTGCACCTTCTACTATAGCTTTACCTGCACCTACTACCTCTTCTCCTGTGGGTAGCCTTGGATTTTCTGCATAAGCTTTTACTGCAGGTATAACATCTTCTTCAATCTTTGTACGAGTAGTACGTTGATCAGGGTCACGGGCTACAGTATATCTGTTACCTAAAAATGTTTGGTACACAAAATTACCAGCATCATCTTGACCTACAATACGGTCTGACTCACTAGCATCTAATGGTTTTTTAAAAAAAGGTACAGATTCTAACCCTAAAGATTGTTCAGCCATTAGCATTAACCTTTAGTCTAAGTTGCTTTAAAGCTTGCAGTGCATGTATCTGTCCCTGTATTCTATACATTACATGAGATTCATCCGACTGAGAAAACATTTTGTAACTGGCCTGAATGCGTTCATCTAGTTCAGCTTCAAATGCATTCCATGCTTCTGGGTTATTTACTAATAGTTTTAAACTCACTGCATTGGTCCTTGTCCAGTGTTAGCTGAGAAGCCTTGTTCTCCCGGCTGAGGTGCTGTGCCTGTACCTATAGTACCCCCTCCGCTACCTTGAGTATCCTGTACCTGTGCCCCTGCTGGTGGCTTCTGTGGGCCTCCTTGTGGAGCTGGTGGACCTGCTTGTGGTTGAGGTGGTGGTGGATTCTCTTCACGAAACTTCTTAAGTAGTTCAGCTTGTACTGCAGCATCACCCATTGAGTTGACCAGCTTATCAGGGTCAAGATCCATAGACTTAGCAATCTCACGTACAATGTAATCCATCTTAGCAAAGGGTGCTAGTACAGGGTTTTGTACCACACCAAGGAATTGCATTAGGCGTTGACTACGTACTTCATTAGCCATTAGGCTTTCAGTACCACGTGCTTTAACTTCAAGATCGCCTTTAATTTCTTCGTCATAATCAAACTGCATGTTAAAGTTGAAGAATGCTTTAGCTAGTGGTGCTAGTAGGTAGTCGTCTACATTCTTAACTACATTCCGTATAGAACCATTAGCAGCAGACATGAGCATACTAATGCCAGAAGCTGTACGTCCGACACCTTGTACTCCTGTCTGACCATGAGCAAAGCTAGGAAAGCCTGTACTCTCGTCTGCTAATACACGTGCCTTATCAAACATCTGCATGTTCTCATTAGATACGTTGGGAAACTTAGTGCCAAAGATAGCTTGTCCCGGCGCACCGCCTTGGCGACGAAAGACTTTACCGGGATATACTGAAAGGTCTTGGCCGGGAACTAGGTTAGTCTCGTCCACCTCAATCAACATATTACCAGATAGTGCAGCATTGTCAACAGCCATACGCATAAAGCCATTCATCAATGTCTGTGTATCATCCATATTCTCAGCAATACCTACACCAAACAAACTGTATGGGCTTACTTCATATGGTACTGCATAGTAAGGAATCATAGAAGGAGTGAATGGATTCATAACCAAACGCACTACTTTACCATTACATACCCAGATGTTTACATTAACTTGATCCATATCTGCTAGTTCTGCAGGGATATCTATGTCATGTCCTTCAAGAACTTCTGTATCTACACTACCCCAAAACTCAAGGACTTCAAAACGTTCAGCTTTAGATTCCTGAGCATCATCTTCCATAGCTTGTTCCCACCATTCTTTAGTGTAGGACTCACCATCAGATACAGCAAGATCAATAGCATTGCTCCTAAAGAAAGGACGTCTTTTAAGGTTACGCAGTTGAGTACGTGACATTTTATGACGTTCTACTACATACTCAGCCTCATCCATATTGGCTGCATCAGGATCAGGATAGAAATTCCAAAGAGATACACTAGAGGTTTGAGGGATAGTTTTAATAGTAGGGGTATATTCTCCCTCATCATTCCAATTAGCATACTCTTTGTCTATAGCAAACGGACCTTTCATTACGCCTGTACCAAACAGGGCGCATTCAAAGGCAGCTACACGTAACTGTTTGTTTGCATTAGACTCATCAAGTTGGTCATGGATTTTCTTTTCCATCTTTTTAGCTGCTACCATAGCAGGATGAAATGTAATCTGTGTAGGTGTACTACCCACACCTTCTTTAAGTTGATCCTCTACAGGGGCTAGGCTATTCTTTAGACCAGCTAGACGTTCTTTAAGGTCAGTCATAGTCTCGCCGGGAAGTAGTCTTGTATCCTCTAGGCTTGGACCCTGTGCTTTCTTTATCTCATCATTGGATTCAAAGTGTACAGACTCAGCCACACCTTCAGGTAAGGTAGTAGGATCTACAGTAACTGGGAATCTGTTGTTGCCAAAGAGTACTTCAATGATTTGACCATAAGCTGCAAGTACTTTAGTCTTAGTTACTTTAACAAATACTTGAGATTTTTCTGTGGAAGTAAACTGTACATCAGGCCCATAGATACCACGATAATTACGGTATGCTTGTACCCAACGGTTTTCTTCTGTCTCTCTTGCATCAGAAGCTTTCTTGTATTGTTTTTGTACAAGACCTACAATAGTACCTGCAAGAGGATCACTGTATGTATCTTCTTTCATGTCCTCTAAAGAGCTTGCCTCTTCAGTGTCCATTCCCATGCTTTCTTCAAATTCGTCCATAGTATTTCCTTAATAACCAAACGTTGGGTCGCTTGCTTGGAAGCCTGATCGTTGTGTTGCAGGATCAAAATCAAACAAACTGCTTCTTGGTCTTGTCATAACCCCGTACCTAATTGCATCGTACAGGTGATCTTCTGAGTGTGTGTCTACGTCTTCAGGGTTATTTTTATCCAGAGGTAGTGCTGGTATTTGTGATATAGTATTAGTGCAAGTATTAAAGAATACTAGCCGTGGTTCTTCAGTAAACTCATCTACTTGTAACCTTCTGTGTATTTCATTCTTACCTGCTACCCTTGAACCTCTGGACCTATCAGCAGGTCTCCACCTACAGCCTTGCATAATCATTTGTTCAGCTAGACTTGGGCCAGTGTCTCCACGTTTATGCCAAAGAGATGAGTCAAGTACTCCATAGCGTATCTTTTCTCCGTCCTCTGCTTCTAGTATCATATCAGCTAGGTCAGTAGCTATGACCTTTGAGCAATACATTTCCCGATAAACTATCAGTTGTTCATCAGGAGATACAGCAAACCAAACAACCCCTGAGTAAGAACCGTACCCATAGTCACATGCTCTAAACTTTGACCAGCTTCTAGGTATCTCAAAGGGTTCTATTACGTGTACTTGTCTATTCCACTCAGGAAAAGCAGCACCTTCATTTACATCCCAGTTACCTTCAAGTAGTTGCTTACGTTGATGCTCTGGTAGTGACAATAGGTTAGCTTCGTATAGACCATCATCAGCTAAGTACGGGTTATCAAATAAAGTAGCAGGAATAAACCTGCGCTTAAACAATGGTTGACCCTCTTTTGAGTGACCTTTAGGCCAAGCAATAACCTCTCCTGTTTCCATGTCAGTAGCATCAAAGCTAGTATTATGTGGAGCTGGGTCTACAAAAGTCTTCTTAACCCATTGATGCCCACTTCCGCCGGGGTTAGTAGTTCCCCTTTGATATAAACCTAGACCACTATTCTTAGTAGTACGTAGGCGAGACCTCATATAGTTCCAAGGATAAGGGCTAGGCCATTGTGTAAGTTCATCAAAACCAATCCAGTTAAAAGCTTGTCCTTGGTATCTTTGTACATCATCATCCCTGTCTAGATATGAAAGCCAAAGAGTAGCACCGCTTGGAGCTACCCACGTCTTATCACGTTCCATAAACTTAATCCCGGGGATTGCTCTTGGGTAGAGCTGTTTGGAGACTGAGATAAGTTCTCTGAGTTCTTCTGTGCTTCTCCGTACCAACAGCATAGAAGATAGTGGATTATTAAAATACCTAACAGGATCGGCCAACATAGCAAAAGACTTACCACCACCAGCCGCCCCACCATATAGTACCTCTTGTTCTGATGCTGAAAGAAAGTCTGTCTGAGGGCCGGGATTAGGCTCAAAGATAACGTCTTGAGCTTTTTCTACATCAATCGGCTCTGGCTTCACTCTCGCTGGAACTGGTTGAAGCTCTGGCTCCGATACGATTTCTTTCGAGGGTTTCCGCTTTTGCCGCCGCTTCTTTGTAGCGTTCAGCGTAATAGCGTTGCGTTGAAGCTTCTGCTTTACGTTTTCGTTCAAGTTTAACTCTCTTCATTAGACCCACGTGAGAAATGTATCTACCTGACTTCTCACTCAACCAATTGGCTACATCTCTATAGCTGTATTGCTTTAGATACTTCTTAGCTTCTTCTAAAGCTTCTAGCTCTACTGGGATTGGTAGTAGTATATCATCATCTTCAGGGTCTTGTCTATAGCCAAATGGCACAACTCTGCCTACTCTAACGACAGACAACCATTCATACTCACCATCCACTAGCTCTGGTTCAGGGAGCTTCCAAGTTTTATTAACTTTCATTTTTAGGTGGTAATATAAATACAGGGTTTTCAGCTTTAATTTCTACTTTATCTGTCTTTACAAAGCCAGCACGATCAAGGAAATCTTTAGCTGCTGCCATCTTTTCTTTATTGCCAAGATCAGTGGGGTTAGTCATAACCTGCATCATAGAGTATGCAGCTTTACTACCAGCAGTGGCAATAAACTTCTTAGTAAGTTCAGCAATTTCGTCCTGTAATGCAGCAGTAATAGTTGTAGAGGACATAGTATTAGCATACCCTGCAAGACGTTTAGCTTGCACAGGATCACCTTGTGCCTCTTCAAACAGCACGTCAAGAAATAGCTGTTGTTTTTCTGTGAGTTTTCTCATGTTACTTTCCTGTGGGGTTTTACCTTCTTCGCAACCTTCTTAGGTTGAGCCACAAACTGCTTACCCGCAGCCTTGCCTCTTCGTTTGGCACGGGTTGTAGCAGCATACTCAGAATCACTAAGAGACTTAATAGCCTTAGCAGGAAGGTATCTCTCGCCGGTGGCTTTTGACCCTTGTGTTGAGGGTTTACCACTCTTGGTCCTCCAATCTTGCTTAGTCCAAGACTTAAGACTTTTTTGGCTTTTAGCTAGTCCACCTGTATTCATCTTTTTAGGTTTACTTTTTGTCATGTTTTTTCTGTATAGCAAAATTAGCAGTAAGGCTTGCCCCCTTGTGAGGGACAAACTTACCGTCATGTTTCATTAGTTTTAAACTACCATCTTTTTGTTTCATCCAATGATAGCCTTTAGGTGCTTCTACTTTCATTATGTGTATCCTCCACCTTTTGCTTTGTATTGTTTGGCAACCATTTGAGCTTTACGAGCCGACCACTGGCCGGGGCTTCCTCCTTTGCCGCCAGCCTTAACGGATGCGACAAGACGCTTACGCATACTAGGCTTAGTATAATTACCCGCCGCATTTACAGTTGAACCACCTTTAGCATACCCTCTTGGCTTTGCTTTAGGTGTAGTCTTTACCGTAGAACTTTTCTTTAATTTCGCCACGTGTTACTCCTATATCTTTAAGAGCAGAGTCTGACATATTAACTAACTGCCAGTATTGTACTCTACGCATTTGGTGATCTTGTAGTACTTTAATGAATTGTTTAAACATGGTATATCTCCTTTTGACCAGAGACAGTTATACCACAAGTTAGTGTATCATACTACATACAAGATTGCAAACCCGTTATGCATTTTTCTTCTTAAGGTTATCCACTTGAGATTTGACCATGCCACCCATGTTGTAAGTCATGACATTTTTTTTCTTCATAGGTTCTCTATTAATAATAGAATCTTTAGCTGGATAGCTTGCAGTTACAGAAGTGTTGACTGAACCGGGGTTAGACTGCATACCACCCTTAGCATAAGCTGAAGTTTTCTTTTTGGTCATACCACCTTTATTCATTTTGCCAATACCATCAGCAGCATAGGCTGGTACTTTCTTACCATTCTTCATAACCATAGGCATTGATCCGCCTTTGTTATAACCTTTGGTTTTCTTTTTTGTCCCGTACATTTTATTTTCCTTTTAACTCTTCTTTGTAGACTGCAGCCATTGGTTTGCCATCTTTTATGTAATAAAGGCTTTTAGCTTTTTTAGCTGAAGCAATACTTGTGTATCCACCCTTTTTAGCTTTAGCTTTTTCTTTTGCTACAGTAGATTTTTTCTTTTTTATTTCCTGATTCAAATAAGTTCTTAAAGATATATCTTTAGTTTTTGGACGTAGCTTAGGACGTGTAGGTTTATTAGCTTCTGCTGCTGAGGTAATCGCCATGAATACTGCCCTTTCAATAGCTTTTTTACGTGCAGTTGTATTCGCATCTTTAGCTGCTCTACGGTTACTAGGCTTACCAGCATCACCAACAAGACTACCTTCTTTAGCAGGTTTTTTAAGTGCAGCTTTACGTTTAGCAGCAGCATCTGCTCTAGCTTTACGTTGTACTTGAGTAGAAGTTTTTCTAGCTTTAGTTTGCACACTAGGTATTTTAGAGGAAGCCTCCTCTGCACTAGAAGCACTAGGTGCAATAGCAACTATTGTTGGGGTAGAACCACTTTTATTTCCTACTACTTCAGAAGATTTTGCAGAAGGTTTAAAAACTCTCTGAGCATTTGTTAGTTTAAGTGCAGAAGATTCAGCTTTAGCTTTAGCTCGTTTACCTTGAGCCAATTTTAAATCTTTTGCTTCTTTTACTCTGGTACTTTTAACTGGACCAAAGCCACCCATTTTTCTTTTGCCATACTTTCTTGCAAACTCAGATTGGCCTCTATTACCAAGTAGGTTTCCGTCTTCAGGTTTTTTCCTTCTAGCAACATTACGTCCACCAGAACCTACAACCCTACCACTTTTAATTGCATTTTTAGCACGAGTAATAAGAGCAATAAGATTATTTTCAGTTCCGGTTACAACAGGAATTTTACTGTCAATTTGTCCTTTTGTAGCTTTACGAAATCCTTGAGCAATCAAACGATCTTTAATTGCTTTAGTGGTAGCTCTAACTAATATTCCACCAAGATAATATATTGCAGGGGGCATTTTTTAAACCTTTATATCTATTCTACCACTTGACTTTGTGGGACCAGTATTTTGCTGACAGTTTGCTCGTCGGTTTCCCTTGTGCATTGTGTCTTGCATAATAGCTTTTTTTACGGGCTTTATCCTTCGCAGTCTTGGGGGCTTTACCCGCACCTTTAACGCCCTGCTGCCCAAATCTGATAAATTTATAGGTATCCCCTTCCTTAGCCATAACACAATGAGACTTAGTTTTGTGACTAGGAGTTCTCTTAGGAACATTGACTTTAGTCAGTCCTTCCTCCTTCATCTTAGTCTTGACTCGTTCAGGGATAGCCATATTATTTCCTTGTTAATAATGGGGGAAACACCGGCGTCTAGCTTCACCCCCAACTTATAGTATATTATTCTTCAACGCCAAATCTCTTTGGTACACAATAAGCAACTGCACGATCTTCTGGTGCTATACCATGTGTGCTAAATCTTTTTATTATTTCTTTCGCATAGTAGTTGCAGTGTTCTATTGTGTTGAATACCATTGTTTCTTCTATAAGCTTCCTATCTATACCAAGATAGATGAGAAGAATAAAAGTGTGCATTACATCATTTCAAAGTGTGGTGCATCAATAAACGGTCTGCGACCTTGTGAACGACGAAGATCAACATACTCATTCATTGCGTCTTCCATTGAGCCTGAGTACTTAGAAATATCACCTACACTCCATGCAGCTCCCCACTTAATAGCTACACCTTTCTTACGTGCAGCTTCAGCCATAGCATCAGCCAGCTCATCATACTTATTCAACGACCATGTGATATTAGGACCAATGTAGGCCACTAGGTCTACTGCACGTCCCTCTAAGTGTTTACTCTTCATGGTTTGACTAGCACCACTAGCTACAAGTTTCTCTTGTTCTTCTACGGTACGCATACCACAGGTAACACCAAAGTCTACTTTAGTGCGTTTAATAGCTTCATTCACTACTTGTACTAGCTGGGGGTTCACTCCCTCTAGTCTACCTTTACTACGATTAGATAGTTGAAAACTCATCTGAATAATCCGCCTTTACGCATATCATTGTGACCTGTACCTGCTAAACCACCTTGTTTAAAACCTTTTGTTTTCTTAGCTAGGCCACCTCTGTTCTTGCCTATACCCAATTCTTTTGCTGCCTCAACAAGATTTGAAAAACCTTCAGGTGTTTTAACTTTTCGTTTTGGTCTTAGCTTTGCACCTCTAGCCATAGCTGCTTCAGTTCTGTTTTTTTGAATATCTTTTGAAATACCCTTCCTAAAATAAATTGTTTCATCGGCAACATCACCATCGTCTATTCCAAAGGAGTCATTTGGCATACTACTAAAAAACGCATTATACCCTTTTTTTCCAAGGTCTTTTTTCATAACCCTTTTAATTTCATTAATGTTAATTTCATTACCACTGTTTTCAATTAGAGCGTTCATATATTGTTTCTTAGTAAATTGAGACATTTTGTTTTTCCTCTATTAGCTTTGCTTGCTCTCGTATTAACTCTTGTTGTTTTTCTAATGCAATAAACTGCTTATCCAACTCAGATAGTTGAGGGATAGGTATTACATTATTTCTTCCCAAAGAACTTACTCACTGACCTCATACCAATACTAGCTGATACAATTCCACCAAGAGCAATCTGATACCACTGAGGCATTACTTCAAGTGAGGCAAAGCCTCTTGCTACTATATCATTACCCCAGTCTCCACAAAAGGCTAGGATTAGTGGGATTGAGAATAGCAAGGTAATCCACTCATCTTTCCAAGAGTTCTGAGTACCTTTCATAGCCTCAATATCCCAGTCAATCTCTCCTGTAAGCTGCTTCTTCTTAATCTCAGCTTCAGTAAGTTTGATCTGGGTCTTACCATCAATGATACTAGTGGCTAGACCAGTGATGCTTCCTATGAGTTGAGCTATCATTTCTTATACTTCTCCGTATATGCTTCTTCAAAGCCCTCTTCATGAACACAGTTCTCATGATTGCCCCAGAGTCTTTGGAAGTAAGTGTCATGTACATCTAGGTAGTCCTGCTCACTGTATTCATCAGGAGCTAATCTACCTTTGATAATCCACATAAACCTATTTACTTCTTTATGGATAGGACTGTTAGTGTTTTTCATTGCCAAGCCATACAGCAAAGCATCCTGTTAAGGCTCCCATACAGATAGACACTAGGCCTGACTGCTGTATGGAAGGATCTGGTAGGGTCATGAACCAATGAACTGCTTGGTAGGTTAAGACAGTCACTGCAAGCATCATAATGCGTGGCATAATCTGCCACTTAAGTACACGTTCCATGATAATCTCTGGCATATTCTAACTCCTAGGTAATAGTTTTTTACCTTCTATAGACTTGGATAGTCCACCACGCATTGAACTTACTGCTGCAGCTCTACCACCACCTACAACTTTAGCACGGGGTTTTGGTTTAGGTTTGTTTGGACCTTGTTGAGTTTTATTATTATTATTATCTACTTTATTTACATCAGGAGAAACTTTGCCAGATCTAATAAGTTCATTTATTGCAGACTTTTGGTTAGCTGACCATTTTTTAAAGTCAGCCATTTGTTTTGCAATTCGTGCTTCACGACGAATAAGGTCGTTTTTAGCTTTCTTTAGTTGTGCAGCAACAGTTGGGCCTTTACTTTTTGCCCTCTTAGATTTTTCAGTCATTGATTTCCCAATCCCTTTTTGTTCGTGGTTGAAATACGTCTTTGGCCTCAAGATGACCCTCTAGGTACATGGCTCTTTCAACACGATCTAAAGAATACTTGACGCCAGTATCTTGAAATATTGCTTCTCTAATGTAGAAGACGTCAGACCTTGGGATGTGTACTCTTTGTAGTCTCCCTTCGTCCTCGTCAGCTAGTGCTAGATAAAATTCTTCTAGTACATTATCGCTAATGTACATTTTCGGCTTGGACATGACTAGTTATACCTATAAAATTCTCTATGTCAAGAGAGAACGACAAAGAATCTAAGAAAAATTCTTACATGGTACTTAAAGTATACTTAAAGTATTATTATTTCTTTATATATATAAGTAATAATAGACTTAAAGTGTACTCTAAGTTACTTTAAGTACTCTAGTTACTTAAAGTTATACTTAATTATACCACATTCTGTGTGAATGTCAAGAGAAATCTTTAAGTTTTTACTATTACTTATTGAACACCTGTTCAATTAATACTTAAAGCGTTCTTAACGGCGAGGATCGGGTATTATCTTCGGGTAGAATACCCTCTGAGAGGCTGTGAGTGGCTCT